TGACCTACTGCCGGAATACCCTGAGACCCAGCAGGGCGATTACGTTATGTATGACCTTGAAACGGTCAGGGCGCTTGCTGACGATATGCAAGCGGAAGCCACACGAGCAGAGCGCCTGTACAAGTCTGGAATCATTGATCGTGCGGAAGCCAAGCGAATAGCGGGGCTGGAAGCCGTACCGGAAGATGAAGGCGTACTGCATCCATCCGCTATCAGCGTTCAGGCTGGTACCGGTGCATCCCTAGCAGAGACAACCAACGCGGCAGGTATCTTGATTCGTTCCGGTTACGATCCGGGTAGCGTTACCAACTTCCTAAACCTGCCAGTGCAACACACGGGAGCCGCACCGGTTACCCTGCGGGATGAAGCCAAAGCGTATGAGATGAAGTTTATACCGAACGCTGGCATGGTTGAAGCGGCACAACGGGCGCTTGATTGGAAAGCGGAAGGGTTCGATGGCGGGACGCGCGTAGGCTTGGCAAGGGCTAACCAAATCGTGAATGGGGAGAAGTTATCCGAAGACACCATACTGCGGATGTATTCTTTCTTTTCACGGCATGAAGTAGACAAACAAGCCGAAGGCTTCAACGCTGGTGAGGAAGGGTTCCCCTCACCCGGGCGTGTAGCCTGGGACTTATGGGGCGGTGATGCCGGGTTCCGCTGGGCTACATCCAAGCGGGACGCAATGCAACCTGACGGCAAGAGCCTTGACGGTGACCACGTATGCACTCCGGGGGTAGTGTATAAGAGCCACCCTTTTTACGGGTATTCGCTGGAGGCAATCTCAAGCGAGTAGACAACGGCACAGGCAGGATTTATGCCGCATCCCAGAAGTACCGGAATGACCTGCTAGAGCGTGAAGGCGTAGCCATCAGCCGGATGCAACGCGCATACAAAGCGGCAACCAAGGCAAGCATCGATGAGCTTGAAGCGCTAGAGGGTAGGATTGCCGAGCGTGAAGCCAACGGCGAACCGCCAAGCGAAACCATACTCTGGATGCGGCAGCGGATCATAGACAACATAGATGAGCTGGGGCGCAACCTCAAAAAGTTTAGTGCTGAAGGAACACAAATAACAATCGATGGCCAGACTGAAGCCGCTACGCTTGCTAATGATGCAACGCAAAGCCTTGTGGAAGCGGCAGCGGGTAAAAAGCCCGCCAACGTTTCCATTGGTTCTTCATGGACAAACTTACCAGACGAGCAACTCCAAGCCTTTGTCGGGTTCGCTGGCGATGGTTCACCTCTGGCTGAGTTATTCAATAAGATTCCACAAGTAACCACCGATGCTATGCAGATGGCTTTGGTACAGGGCATCAGCCTTGGCGAAGGCCCACGCATGGTAGCACGGCGGGTACGCAAGGCGGCTGATATCGGCAGATACCGTGCCGAGACTATCGCCCGTACCGAGATGATACGCGCAAGCCGTGAAGCACAGCGGCAACTCTATACGCAAAACCCTGCGGTGCAAGGTTACCGTAGGCAGGCTACGCAAGATGCGCGGGTATGCCTTGCTTGCTTGGCTCTTTCTGGCACCCTGCAAGCCACCGACACCATCATGCCAAGCCACCCGAACTGCCGATGCGTGATGATTCCGGAAACCCTCAGCTGGGCAGAGATAACCGGCGATTCTTCCATACCGGATACCCGCCCAAAGGTTGCCACCGGCGAAGAGATTCTAAAGGGGCTAACACCGCTTGAAGCCCAGCAGATACTAGGCACCGCTCGTTACAACCTTTACAGCGAAGGCCTACCGCTCAGTGACATGGCAACCGTGGTACAGAATGCCGACTGGGGGCCTACTACTAGGGTATTACCGCTTAGAGACCTAGAGGGATACCAACCGGATCTAACGACCTACCTATGAAAAATGCACTGTGGGATAGTGAGGGTATGGACTTGCTGACATCTTCCGTAGACGGTATCAAGAGCGACCGGTTAGGCTACGTCAAGGGCTACCTTGTGCGCTTTGGTGATACCAAGACCGCCGACCTTGAAGGCGATTACTTCACCGCTTCAACCGACTACGGTTTCCCGGTTGCCAAAGGGCAGCGAGTCCCTTTGAATGTGTACTATCACCACGGTATGGATAGCATGGTAGGGAAGAAGTCTATCGGTACAGGCTACATCAAGATGGATGATGTCGGGCTATGGTACGAAGCGCAGCTAGATATGGCGGATGAATACGGCTCGATGATCGCGAAGCTCTGCAAACAAGGCAAGATGGGCTTTTCCTCTGGTGCTGCCGGTCATCTGGTAGAGCGCAAGAGCATGGGCGGTGCCGCTGAGATAACCCGCTGGCCTATCGCCGAGGCATCGATTACACCGACACCAGCCGAGTATCGCAATAGTGTAAAAACCCTCAAGGAGTACTACGGCATGGAGCCTATGATGGATATGGAAGAAGAGATGGTCATGGCTCCAATGCCTGAGCAGACCCCGGAAGAGTACGCCATGTCGGTCTTTGATGAGTCTGAAGGTGACCTTATTCACGAAGGATTGGAAGCCTACTACGATGCGCTTTGTGGAGCCATCGAAGCGGTATCCGATCAGACCATGGCTGATGCCATCATTGACGAGTTTGCTAGACGTGCAAAGGGCTTGTATGCCATGCACGGAACCAAGAGCGTACAACCCGCATCCCTGCGGGGTGTTGAACGTCGACTGCGGGATGCAGTCGGTCTTAGCCGGGCGAGCGCCAAGCGCTTAGCACCTGTAGTCTGGGATTCACTGCGGGACGCAGACCAGCCGGAAGTGCAACCGGAACTCGTAGTAGAGGCGAAAGCCCATGACAATGACGAACGCCAGGAACTGCTGGCACGTCTGGAGTTGCTAACACAACTATGAATATCGAACAACTGACAGCCAAGCGTGAAACGCTTCTGGCTACAGCCCGTGAGCTCGCATCCGGTGATGGTGACCTTGCACAGGTCAAGAGCATCATGGCCGAAGCAAAGCACATTGAAGAGCGTGTAGAGACGATCAAGAGCCTCGGCGCTTCCGCTCCTGTCGTAACACCTGCGGTTGACCCTCAGCCTTGGAAGGGCGGCATCAACGTTCAGCGCAACCCGTTCAACGGAAGTGCTGACGAGAAGAACCTGAAGGCTTACACGTTTGGGCAGTTCGCTCGCCACCTCGCCGGTGTCAAGTCTGCTACCAAGTGGCTCCAGTCCAACGGACACATGAAGGCGCAGAACGAAGGCACGGACACTGCCGGTGGTTTTACGGTTCCTAACATCGTTTCGTCGGATCTCATCTACCTCCGTGAAATGTACGGTGTTGCTCGCCGCAACTCCCGTATCTACCCGATGTCCTCGGATACCCTTTTGGTTCCAAGTGCAACCGGTAGCACCACGGTCTACTATGCTTCCGAAGCAACAGCAATCACTGATTCGCAGCTGACTTTCGCGCAGGTTTCCCTGTCCGCAAAGAAACTTGCAGTCCTTACCATTGCATCTAAGGAACTTGGCGAAGACACGGTTATCGACCTTGGCGCAGCACTTGCCCGTGACATGGCTTATGCAATCGCTAAGGAAGAGGATAACGCTTGTTTCAACGGTGACGGTACATCCACTTATGGAAGCATCACTGGTATTCTTAATGCCGTCTACGGCTTGAACGCTACCAAGGCTAACATCGCTGGTGTCGTTCTTGGTGCTGCACTTTCCGGTGCTGCATTTAGCAACTTCACGCTTGCAAACTTCCAAGCCATGGTTGCAAAGTTGCCAACGTACGCAGACAATGCCAAGTGGTATATGCATAAAGACCTGTTCTTCAATGGTGTGGCTGACAAGCTGATTGCCCTTGGTGGAAACGCAATCTTGGACATTCAGAACGCATACACTCAAGCACCTACGCTGTTCGGCTATCCGATCGAGTGGGTACAGAACATGCCTAAGTCCCCAGCTGCAACAACCCCTGTTGCTATCCTCGGTGACCTTACAAAGGGTGTTGCTTTCGGTGACCGCCGCGCAATGACCGTTGAGGTTTCCGATCAGGTCAAGTTCGTTGAGGATGCTCTTACCTACAAGGCTACAGAGCGGTTCGCATTCAATGCGCATGACGTTGGAAACGTGAACGCGACTGCTTCCAGCCGTGTTCCTGGTTCGCTTATCGTCCTCGCAACCACAACCGCTTCCTAAGCGGCTCGGTTCTACTCAAGCCCTCGGCAGACGTGCCGGGGGCTTTCTTTATGTCTACTGCGTTAGTGTTTACAATAGGGCTGTGTGGGATAGTGCTAGCATGATGACACGAGCCGAAGCGATAGCGCAGGTATCACTTTTTGTGGATGCCCAAAGTTATCCGCAGATGTCCACAACCGACATAGGGAGTATCTTGGATTCCTACTCACGGTTCACTACTTGGACGGCATCTACCACCTATGCTGTCGGTGACCGCGTAGTGCCTACAACGCCCAACGGGCGGGTTTATGAATGCCGGGTGGCTGGTACATCAGGCACGACACAACCCGATTATCCGGTCTATCCGGCTTACCAGTTTCAAGGCTTCAGTATTGAGGATGGCGCATCTGATCCACGGCTTACATGGGTAGACATGGGGCCTGCTAACATCGAACGCTACGATGTCAGGACTGCCACCCGGCAGGGTTGGCTTATCAAAGCCTCACGGTGTGCAAGCGACATCGATGCTAAGGAAGGCACAAGCGATGTCAAGCTTAGCCAACTGAAAGCACACTGCCTTTCGATGGCTGAGCGATATCGCCCACTGGTGTTCGCATGAGCCCTATCCTACGCGCAACCATAAGCGCCGGCATGGTACGTAACCTTTGCCAAGACCGAGTAGAAATACATCGCTTCACGCTCACCGAAGATGGGCGTGGTGGTGCTACAGAGACGTGGCGCAAGGTTGCCGAGTACAACGCTAGGCTAACCAACCAGAGCGACACAGAATCAATTGTAGGCGGTGGTATCCAGTCCTCAGCACAGTGGACGCTGATTGTTGCTGTCGGTGCTGATGTCATGCCGCAGGATAGGGTTTACCGGGTGGGTGATGATTCGAAGTATTACGATGTGATCGGGACAGACTTTGGACAGACTGAATTATTAGTGCAGCACGTAGGATTAGTGGAGCGTACATCATGAGCGCATCAGAGTGGACAGCG